TCATATCTTCCAACTTTACTTCTTCATTATTGGCAATCCTTTTACAAATAAACTCTAATCTGAGGCGATATTGCGTAGAAAGCATACAAATTCCTTTCACCACTATAGAGTATTTATCATCGACCCTTTTGAGCAAATTTTTGGCGGAGTTTTTTTTCCGACTTTTTTGTAACTAAAAAGTGAATTTCGTTTTGGGAAATAAAAAAGGGGATCCTTTTCAGGACCCCCTTCTGTATCAGAACTCTTCGTTGGCGAGAGAGTCGAAGTAACTGTAGGTGTCATCGCTGGCACCCGAGGAGCTGAGTGCATTCAACTCTTCCTTCATTGCTTGAGGGACAGGTGCAGGAGCACTTGCTTGGTACTCAGCAGCAACGTCGTTCTCATACTCTTCACGATCGATGCGAGGAGCACCCTTGAGCACAAGGTCAAGACGCTTCTTCAGTTCATCATAGGACTTGAAGTTCTTAGCATCAGTGAACTCATTCAGGTCATGGATCTGGTTGTAGATCTTTTCCAGTTCAGAGTCATCAAACCCACCGAGAACACCAGGGCGACCGAAGACAGAGGAATCATAGTTCCAGTAACCAGCAACCTTCTTGATGCGAAGGTTGAAGTCAGCACCTTGCCAGAAGTCAAAAGGATTGATGGGTTCTTCACCTTCAAACTCAGGTTGCATTGCTGCAATGATCTTGTCGTGGATCTTCTTGCCGTACTTGTACAGGAAGACACGACCTTCGTTTTGAGGATTAGCAGAATCCTTGATCACGTAGATGTTGCTGTAGTAAGACAGTTTACGCTTCTGCTTACGAGCAACCTCTTTGTCAGAGTCAAGACCGCTGTTCCAAAGAACACGGTTGAGTTCGCTGACGGGATCTTGCTGACCAACAGTGGTCAGAGAGTTCTCAATGTACCAGGATCCAGTAGGACCTTGGAAAGCATGAGAATAAACTTTTGCCCAAGGCATGTCATTGCCTTCAGCAGGAGGGAGGAAACGAATCAGGGCATTGCCGACGCCATCTTTGCCCATGGCAGGTTTCCAAATGCGATCATCAATGTACCCAGTAGAACCCTCTTCTTTCTTGAGTTCTTGGTTCAGCTTTTGCAGCAGGGAACCTTGGGTCTTGAGAGATGCGAAAGACATTTAATTTTCTCCGTATTGAATGGATTTGTTGGATTGTGTCGTATTGACTGGATTATCATAACAGATGTGTGAGGGTCTGTCAAGGGGGTATTAGTCCAAATCTTGGTCTCGATCCCTCAAAGTTTGGACTGCAGAACGTGCTACTTTAAAAATCTCAGGTCCCAACGCAAAGGATGGGATTCCCATGGCATCAGCAGCGTCCCTAAAGTTCTTCTTGATCAATTCACTGTCATCATCATCACAAAGCATTACCCTAGTGTAAAGAAGTTCTTGCTTCTCTACCAGGGATTCCATATCATTATAAAGTTCTTGTCTCTGCTCAGTATCAAGCTCAGGAAACTTTCTAATTCGCTTGGAAGTTGAGTCGTAAAGTTCTTTCATAACGATAAGTTCTTTACGAACAATTTCTGACGAAAATAAGTTTGTGTTATTCATACCTTACTAGAAATTATTTCCTTTGCCTTGAGAGTATCAAAATTCACAAAGGCAGCATACTTCTTGACAGTTTTGGACAGGGATTTCCATACTACATCATTAGCTAATATGCTGTCATAACGTGTAGAGTATTTAGTCATCTTGTCTAAGATCACTAGGGTCTCTATCATGATATGACCACCCAGATACATTTTAATAATACCTGAGTGTTGCATATTGGTACACTGCAATGCCGTATTGAGAGTTTCGTATCTCGCCAATATGGATTCGATATCTTGACCAAAAAGATAAGTCATACTTTGCTTCTTTCTATTCCATTCAATCCAGTTCTCTTCTTTCATCTCTTTGATGTAGAAGTTTGAATTGACTAGAAAGTTAGAAACAAAGTATTCTAGGACTTCGTTTTGATTGTACTTACTACCTAATTTTTCGAAGAAATAACGATCATTTCTTTGATTGAACTTCTCTTCAGAAGTTCTTGTCTTACCACCATACCTAAAGAAATCATACTTATCTGTAGTGAAATGAGATTTAACTGCCAGATAAACAGAGTACACATCAAAAGCAGACATAATCAGATCGGCAAAACTCCTTTGGTTGTTTTCTTAATGTAATTAAGACGGGTTGCTTCAGCTTTAATCTTTTCTTTCAAAGATGGTGCAATCAGTTTGACTACACTCTCAACTTCAATGTCCTTTGTTTCACAATAGTCAACAATAGCATCAATATAATTGATGGTTCTTTTACTATCTTTAACTATGTTCTCAATGGTCATTGAAAACTTATTTTTATCCATAAAATTGTCATCAATTAATTCATCTATGTTTTTACCTGGTTTCATGGGCATCTTTATACTCTGCAATGTAATCTTTTAGCAGAGGCACGTAATCCTCAGGGTCTTTAATGAAGACCTGAGTGAAACCATTTTGGCAGGTAATTAGAGTAACGATCTGTTCGACCTTGATACCAGATCGTTCTTCATACATTTTAGCATACCCTGTCTCTTGAACAAAATAGTTCTCAATCCAGGATTCTTTCTTCTCTTTGGAAGATGTTTTAAAATCAATGATTGAAAGTTTGCCTTCAAACTCTGCAATACAATCTACTCTACCAGCAATGCCAAATTCGTGGCTATAAAGAGGTGCCTCTTGAAAGTGAATGTTGTCGATCTTACTCAGCATCTGCTTTGCTTGTTTGAAAAGCAGCACTGGAAGAAACTTATCCTTGTACTTGTCAAGGTCTAAGTTATTATTTAGGTAATCTTCGACTATACTATGTAGAGTGGTTCCAGCAGACGCTGCTCGAACAGAGATCTTGTTTGCTTCTTCCTCTCCTACTCGTGCTCTCCATTCTGCAATGGACTTACGCTTTCGGAAAGAACAGATGGTAGAGATTGAAGGATAAAACATCTCACCAACGGCGTAAACTCTTTTACCATCAACAGTTTGTGCTTTCAGGTTATCAAGAGTCACGCCCATATCAACGTGATTAAACATTAGGCAAATCCAAGGTGCATTTTACTGAGAATGTAACTCTTAATCAGACCACTTCTCACAATATCATTGACATTAAATTCAATGCTTGCAAACTCATCCATAACCTCAAGGATCTTCATGAAGTCAAGAATGCCGTTTCTCTCGTTTGTTTTAACGAGGTCAGTTTGAAGTGCATCACCTGCAAAGATGATCTTACAGTTCTCGCCAACACGAGTGATGATAGAGTCCAGTTCATGGAAGTTCAGGTTCTGACATTCGTCAACGATAACGATTGCATTGTCCAGAGTTGTACCACGAAGGAATGATGTGCTCCAGAAGGAGATAGTTTCTTGTGCCTTCAGATTGTCATACAGCATATCGAATGCTGGATCATCAGGCATCTTGAACATGTACTTAACCATGTTCTTATAAGGGATCTGATAAAGGTTTGATTTATCCTCATGATCCCCAGGAAGGAATCCAATTTCTCTGGTAGGAACCAGAGAGCGTACCATATAAAGTTTTTCGTAAGGAGATGTGCCAGAAAGAATTTCTTTCAGTGCCAGATACATTGCGATAAAGGTCTTACCTGTACCTGCACACCCATAAAGGAAAAGATTCTTACCATTCTCATATGCATCAAATGCTGCAGTTTGATTTTCTGTAAGAGGTTCAATCTCTTTAAGGTGATCAACGTTGATTGGTTTCTTACGTCTCATTTGTTTAGGAGTGCTATTAACAAAGTCGAACTGGTTGTCCTTTCTTCTTCTTGGCATAAAATTAGTAGGTGTCGATGTTAGAACCGTAATTTGCTTTCTTGATTGACTTCAGAACGTCTCTGAATCCATCAGGAACTTTGTTTCGGATACCCGCATCAGCAACAACACCAGGGAAATTTCCATGGTATTGCTCAAGATGAGGATTATCTTGCTTGTATTTATCGAGCTCAGTGAAACTCATACGAACTTCAATGATCTCTCCAGTTTCCTTGTTTCTGAAATCATACAGGGGCATCGATCCACTCCAATGCAGTTGCTACGATAGGGAATTGCTCAGAGAAAACTTTCTTACACTCGTTAGCAATGTCCATGTGCTCTTTCTGTGTGCCATGGGCAGAACGCAATTCAATATAGTGAATCCACGAACGAACTGATCCTGTCATGTACAGACGAGTAGGAGTTGCAAGAGGAAGAACAAAGCGAGCACACTCTTTAGCAATGCCCATCTCTAGCATGTGCTTGTAGATGTCCATAGCAGAATCAAAGTGTCGCTTGATAGTAATCTCAAGTTCTTGCTTTGTAAAATCGTCAACATCATCAATAGAATTCTGACGATTCTTTGTATCTTGACGGCGAAGATCAAACAGAGGGATCTCATCTGCTAACAGAGAACTATCAGCATACCGTTGGGAAAACTCTTGGAATGTGAACGAACGGTGACGCAAAATTTGAGCTGCCAGTCCCCTGGTGGTCTCAATCTCAAGCGTCATGTGTGCCTGCTCAAAGACGCTCCAATGCTGGTGTTTAATACAATAGGATAAAAGACCCGCAACCTTTGGATTTTCTTGGTTGTTAGGGTTACTAACACGTGCCACATACCCCATCGTCTTTTCAGCATCAGGGGTAACACTAATCAATTTAACTTGCATAATACGCTTGATAATACTTTACGATACCATTTGGGAGAGCATGACCTTGGGAAACCCAATCATTACAACATTCAGTAATTGATTTCATACTATGAAGAGGTTCACCATTGTCGTCTGTTAAACCTCCAAATCTATTGAGGAGGATTGTGTAAACTTCTTGGCGTAATTCCATACGCTCGTCGTTGTAGCGCCAATCTTCGTTCATTTCTTTTTCTTAGTAGTGTTTCCCCAAAGTTTCGGATTAACCATACCATACCATTTCTCCATTGTCAAGATCTTACCACCTAAGGGTTTGAGAAGATCGTGGTATGCATCAAATATCTTGACAACCTTTGGACCCCTTACATGATCCCTTGTAATTTTACCTTCTATTTCATAGGTAATTAGAACTGCATCAGAAGGGAATTGCTTTTTATCAATAAAGCTGGGGTCACAATCATGAGAAAAAACTACCACCCCATAACGTGAGCGTAGTAGTTCTTTATCCGATTCCGTTAGGTTGAAAGACATCGATGAGTTCTCTAATTCTGTCTTCACAGAATCCTGGGTTTGATAGTCGGACTCTGTGGAAAGTTTCTCGGGCATGGTGCTTCTCCTCAATGCATTTTTTAATCATGTAAATCACTCTGTCTTCGTTGACAATATTCACTATTAAGAATCACTCCATTTAATCTCAGGAAAAGCTTCTTTAACTACAGCATGTGTAATTCTGAATTTAGATTGAAGTTCTTTGTCTTTGACTAAACAAACAATCTCTGCTTCAGATTCATGCAAACCCTCAAGAAGTTGAATGAAAAGTTGCTCTCTCTTCATGCGAGAAAGAGTATTGGCACCCTTGATAAATCTCCAGAGGTTACGTGATTCTCTTTCAAGAACAGTATGCTCTGTCCCAATAGGTGCATCATTTTTATTGTATGGCACTTCTCCTTCAGGGAGATCCGAAGTAATGTTGGGATCAAAGTTCCATTTCAAAACGGAACGAAGTGCTTGAGTGTTATTGTCTCGCAGGATCTTAATCTTTTCTGCTTTTGTTTTGGCATTGGATGCCTTCTTAATGACTTCAGAAATCAATAGTTTCATGAGTAATACAAAAATTCGTATGTTTTTATTTAGTCGTCATCTGAATCTGGAAATGGATCCATATCAAATGCATCGGATGGTTCAAATTCCACGCTAACGAGTTTAGCAATTTGAAATGGAATTAGATTACCTTGACTGTCCATCATTTCTGGATGTGGAGTGATCGTTGCAACCTCTTCTTTATCCTCAGTAAGAATTGCTTGCAATGTTTCTCGGAAATCGTCGTAATAAGCATTCGCTAACCACCCAAAAATAAATCCAATGAGTGTTCCACCAATAGTCATGATAACGGACAGAGTTAAAACTACTGCGGTGTTCATTTCCTTGCCTCCCGTTGGCACTAATTCCTCTTTGTCTAGGTCAACATCTTTCTTGACCTTACGTAAACGCATAAACTCATCTCCTTTATTTATTGAGGACTCGTTTACGTTTGTTTTTTGTTCCAGGTTTTCGTCCTGGTCTTCGTTCTTTTTCATACTTCCATGCATCCTCTAGTATTTTGTACAGATAATCTTTAATCTTCCTTGCATTTGGTTTGCTCAAATAACCATATGCTTCCTTTGCAATCTTATCTTTACCTTTAATGTAAAGTTCAAGTTCAGTTACAATGTTAGATATGCTTTCTGCAGTTGGACTTTCAATGAATGCAGTCATGTCTCTTCTAGTAAACTTAGATGACTTTACATAGGTGTAAAGATTGAACAAGAACTTACCATCAAAGGCAGCATCAATTGATTTTTCAACAAGGAGATAAATTTCTTCTGTAGGTTCCATTAGATAAGATTGTTTTCTTGGAAGTAGTGCAGCGTGTCTTTGAATCCTCCAATGTGTTTGGTGTTGATAGAAATCTGAGGGAACGTAGCACCCTCACCAAACTCTGCGTAGAATTCTTTTTTAGTAAAGTCCTTTTCGTACTTATACTCAGTATATTTAACATCTAAATTGTCAAATAGCATCTTTGCTCTATCACACCATTGACAATTGTCTTTTGAATAAAGAATGACTTCCATGACCTCCAGGGGTAACTCCATGTTAGTATAGCAATAAAAAAGGGGGGTGTCAACCCCCCAGATCACTGATAATGTTTTTACATGTATCTAAATTCTTCTTACAGAAACCACGAACGTATGAGTCAGTATCAACACTCATGGTGTGGTGTGCATGGGTATGCATACCTTGAACTATAATCAAAAACCCAACCACTAAAAGATTAAAGTGTGTTACTGGACTGCGAAGAATCTTAATCATAAAAAAAGGGGACCGAAGTCCCCAGATTTAGTTAGCGGATCAGAATGCCCACTTCAGACCAGCTTTGGTGCCGTAAGAACGGTCAACACCAGCAACGCCCGAACCAACGAACGAAACTTCGCCGTAAGCGGAGAGAGAATCGGTCAGACCGACGCCCAGACCTGCCTTACCAGAAGGAACAGTGTCAGCAGTGCCAGCATCAGGAAGCTTGGTCGTAGCACCACCTTGGACATACCAAGAAGCGGATTCGCCCAGAGCACCTTCGTAACCCAGATGGGTGTCGATAGCAGTGCCGCCGTAGTCAGCACCAGTCCAACCAGAGTTGGCTTCGACGTTCACGTAAGGACCTGCAAAAGCAGCGCCAGCGAAAAGGGGAGCAGCAGCCAGAGCTGCGAATGCGGATTTAATCATTTGTTTTTACCTCGTAAGATTTTTACTTGTGGAATGGTTACCCACAGATGTTGGTTGGATCGACTTCCAACGCTTGCTAAGCATAACAGATTCCGCTGCGAGTAGTTGAGGCATTGGTGCTGTTATCGGACTGTCACATGTGACAGTTGTAATATATGTATACAATTAGTATACGTTATGTCAGGTTTTCATAACCTGACAACGGAGAGTCAGGGATTCGAACCCTGGGAGGTGTGACCCTCGCTGGTTTTCAAGACCAGTGCCATAAACCACTCGACCAACTCTCCAAGTCAGTCAGGATACCCGTCGTCATCTTCGATGAATGGAGTACATTTAGCAATCTCATCATAAGAGAGATAGGTGTCAGTGTCTGAGTAGATTTCACTCTCAAGTTCACTGACTACCCGTTTAAGTTCGCTAATAAGTTGTTTAAGTTTAGATCGATCCATGTGTGTCCGTGGAAGACCTATTGATAATAGCATACTGCTTCTGGTTTGTCAAGAGGTTGAGGAACGTCGTTCCAGTGACGAACGACTCCAGCAACAATAAAGCAATTAGTGACCAGGTAAGTAAAGAATATGACAGTTCTTACACTGGCAACCTGATCAGCAATATGATCCTTCTTGTGTGCTTTCTCCCCTAATGCTTTCGCCCAGATCCTCCAATTCGTCTTCATCTACTCTTCTCAATACAATGTGGTCATCTTCGATAGTCCATTCCAATAGATCATTCTCTTGCCAACCAAGTTCATCCATAAGATCTTCAGGAACAGGAAGAATGAGATCGCCCCCATCCTCCTCTAGTGTGACATCATAGGTAGCCATTTTCTTTCAACCATTTCTTTGTTAATGGAGTGGGTGGGTACTTCTCCCACATATTGCCCTCAGCACACGCTTCTAGGGCGTCCTGGGTCATCTTAGCGGTCTTTCCTGCCCAGGTTGCCTCTGCCTCAAAAGGAACCGCTTCAGCAGGGTAGGACTCCTCTACCATCTCACGCCACAATCCTGGCACATCCTCTTCATTCTTGATGATAGCAATCAAACTATTCTTAATGCTACCTGCCATACAATCTTGAGCAGCGTGCCATCCTTCATGTCTCATGACTGTCATCATGACATTAGGGCGGTGTACATAACTCCTATTAAGATAGAAATTATTACTAACAGTATGGTAGACACCACGATGTCCAACTGGAAAATACTTTTCTGGTGCGATGTATACACCAACACCAACTTGACTGAGTGCGTTCATCATTCGAGCGAACTCTTCTTTAACTAAGTTCCAATCAGAATGTGGAAAGAGTTCTTCCAACTGATCTGCACCCCAAACTTGAATTACGCCATCAGTACATTCCTGTACAATCATGCACCCCATGGCATCCATGGTGTAATACCCTTTGGTCGGTTCTGCATTAACTGGAGCAGCCGCTAAAATCAATGCAAGTAATAATTTCTTCATTTAATTTACCGTTAACGAATTGA